TTTTGTTGCAGGTATCGGTACAACTAATAGTACGTTTTATGCGATAGCACTAGATGGAACTGCTGAATTTGAAGTCGGTATTGGAACAGTAACTGATGCAGCTACTGATACACTTTCAAGAGATACCGTTATCTCCTCTTCAAACTCAGATAACAAAGTAGATTTTAGTGCTGGAACTAAAACTGTATTTTGTACTTATCCTGCAAAGCGAGCTCCGTCTGCAGGTATGACAGCTACAACTTATGTAACAACACATGCTTCAACTATTTCTGATACACAAACAATGGATTCAGGAGTATTAGCGGGTCCAGTAACTGTTTCAGGAACTGTAACGGTCACAGGTAATTTGGTAATTATATAATGAGTAAAATAGAAGTAGATAAGGTAATACCACAATCAGGAACTAATCTAACGATTGGTGAATCTGGTGATAGTTTGGTATTTCAAAACGATGTTATTCCAAACTCTGCTTTAGTAAATGAACAGATTACAATTAATGGTGTTGCTGTAAACTTAGGTGGTTCAGCTACAATACCAACAGAAACACAACCAACAATTACAGGTATTTCACCTTCTGTTATTGATGCAGATGTAGGCGGAACAGTAACTTTAACAGGAACTAATTTTGCATCTATACCAAAAGTAGAATTACAAAGAGCAAATGGTTTAGTTCAATTTGCAACATCTGTTACATTTAATAGTGCAACGTCAGTTAGTTTTACAACTGGTACAACTGG